TTTATAAATCATACAATAGAGGTAGTATATTATGGCTAAGCCTAAGAAAGAAGTAGTAGCAGCACCTTCGGGCGTTGTGTTAGACGAGCGCCCTGATTGGGTTACTGAAACGGAACGAGGAAGCGAGGCTATTAGCATCGACGATCTTGTTATTCCGCGAATTGAACTCATTCAGGACCTCAGCCCTCAAAGAAAGGCCAATAAGGACGAGTACATTGAGGGTGCCGAGACAGGAATGGCTTTCAACACAGTTACCAAAGAGCTATTCGATGCCACGATTGGGTTAAGTGTCATACCCGTGTTCTTCCGTAAGGAATACGTCATTTGGCGCGATCGTGAAATGGCAGGCGGCGGGTTCCATGGTGCATTTAACACGGAACTTGAAGCTGTCAGGAAGTTGAAGAGTGGCGAAATTGAGAGTCCAGAGCAATGTGCAGTCGTTGAGACTGATCAGCAGTTTGCCCTGATTCTTAATGGAGCAGGTAAGTGGGAAGAGGCGGTGTTCAGCATGAACATCTCCAAGCTTAAGGCCAGTCGGCAATGGAATTCGTTCATTAAAATCCGAGGCGGAGACCGGTTCAGCAGCGTGTATCAGCTGAAATCGATCGAAGTTGAAGGTGGTAAGGGCGAATACCAGAACTGGACAGTCAAGGCTCTGGGTTATGCACCAGAGGCGGCGTTCCTACAAGCAGAAGCCGTATACGAGGCAATCGTAAGCGGACACAAAGATGTATCCCGTGATACTGATAATAATAGCGGGGAAGATGTTGCCGACACTGTCGGTTAACGGATTGGGGGGCTTAACGGCCCCCCAGTTTTTATGACAATATATTCACAATCAGAATACATATCGAGGTTTTTAGTTATGGGATACGATAAAACCAACACTGGCGTTCTGTTTAAGAACGACACAGCAACCGAAGCTAATCGCCGCCCTCAAATGCAGGGTTCAATGGAAACGTGCTGCCCGGATTGTGGCACAGTAACGGCATGGTGGTTAAGTGCATGGACCAAGATAGCCGGTCCTCAAGCCCTGAACCCCGGTGCCCGATTCCAATCACTATCGTTCGTACTTAAGGATGATCAAGGTATAGCCAAGGATAAGACGGATCAAGTAGCCGCCTCGCAAAATCAGGATTACGAAGACGACATACCATTTTAATGTTTGATCTGGGGAGATATAAGTATGTGGGACTTGACACCGAAACAACCGGACTCAAATATCCAAAAGATAAAGCTTTTGCAGTCTCAGTTTACGCGCCAAGCGGCGAAACCGCGTCGTTCGATTTCAGATCTGAGGGAACAGATCGCTTTGCAGAATGGGTCCGTCATTACAATGGCACCTTCGTGTGTCACAACGCGTCATTTGATTGTAGGATGCTCACGTCTTCCGGCGTGGCAATACCACCTAGCAAGTTCGATTGCACCGCAGTTAGAGCTACACTTATCAATGAACACGAAGCCACTATCTTTCCGTGGACGCGTAAGCCTGGTAATTTTACGCTTGATGATCTATGTAGTAAATATCTGGGAATGCGCAAAACTGAGGACGTTTACATTCGTCTTGCCGAGCTATTCGGTGGTTTGGCGACCCGCAATGTTCAGGCTCCGAATCTACAACATGCGCCGTGGGACTTAGTTAAGGAATACCAAGATCGAGACGCAATGTTAGCGTTGAAGTTGTGGGAGTGGCAGGAAGATGAGATTACGCGACAGGGCATACGGGAGATTTGCGAGTTTGAGCGTAGGCTCATCCCCATTGTTATACAGACAGAAATGGCCGGTGTCCGGGTGGATCTTGAGGCCGCAGAGAAAGCGCAAAAACCACTTACCCGAATCCTCAAGCGACAGCAGACCAAACTCAACGACCTCGCAGGAAGGAATCTCAATGTCAATTCCCCCAAGCAGATTAAGGAGATGTTCCAGCCAGAACAGAAGGAAGGGGATTGGTACATTGGCGGATACCAAATCGGTACTACCCCAAGTGGGGGGCCTTCTCTCGCTGGCGAAATTCTCAAGGGCATGCCGGACGAACGAGCACAACTCATTGGCGAGATTCGTTCTATCATCAAGACCAGAGACACATTCCTCGGCAAACACATTCTTGAACATTCACACAATGGTCGTGTGTACCCCACCATTAACCAGACTAAAGGCGAAGATGGTGGTACTGGTACTGGGAGATTCAGTTATGTTGATCCCGCTCTCCAGCAAATACCGGCTCGGAATAAACAAGTGGCGGCTCAAGTTAAGCCGTGCTTTCTCCCTGATGAAGGGCAAGTATGGTTGGACTCTGACCTCGCGTCCTTCGAAGTCCGTATCTTCGCACACCTAGTTGCCGCCTTTGATAACCGAATTGCTCAGCGGTATGCCGCTAACCCTTCATTGGACTTCCATCAAATGGTAGCCGATATGACGGGTTTGGTGCGTAATGCGACCAGAGCAGGTGAAGCCAATGCTAAGCAGCTGAACCTAAGCATGATCTTTACCCAAGGCAACGGGGCGACAGCAGACAAGATGGGGATGGATTGGGAATGGAACAAGTTCTTACCGTCCGGTGCAATAGATGAAGAGGAGAATTACATACGATACAAGAAGGCTGGTCCTGCTGCCATGGCTATAATCGATCGGTACCACTTGGAATTACCGGGTGTCCAGGCATTAGCCAAGCAATGTAAGAAGATAGTGGCAGAACATGGCTATATTAAAACTGCAGAGGGTCGCAAACTGCGATTCCCTAAAGGCTATAAAAATTATAAGGCTAGCGGGCTGGTGATTCAAGCCACCGCTGCAGATGAAAATAAGCGAAATTGGATGTTGATTGATGAAGTCCTCGAAGAGGGACGTTTGATTCTTAACACACATGATAGTTACGGGCTTTCACTGCCTGAGGATTATCATTCCGAATGGGCGCGGGTTAAGAACGCAGTTGAACGTGATACACTTAGAGTGCCACTGTTGTTGGATTTCAATGGAGTTGGAGCCAACTGGTGGGAAGCCTTACAAGGGGATGGAAATGCACATTAGTTTACAGGCAGTTAAAGACATTAGCTGCATTGAAGATCGAGACGATAAGGTATTGGCCGCCGCAAGGATGTACGCCGAGGCCGGAATCGCAATAGTACCAATACGGAAGGGGGAGAAGATATTGCCCCCATCCAGCACAGGGATTAACTACTCATCTGCTAGTAAAAATATAAAGACAGTGGAGAAATGGTATGGACCCAACGGTAAATATAGGGGCTTTAATATCGGGATTGCATGTGGTGGAGGGGGGTGTTTTGCCCTTGATATCGACGCCCATGAGGAGAAAAATGGGTATGAAGCTCTGCAGACTTTTGTCGACGAATGGGGTGAGCCAGTGGCTCCAATGCAATCCACTCCTTCTGGCGGAAGACATTATCTATTTGAATGGGAAGCCAACTGTGTTTCATCCACAGACCGCCTTGCGATTGGAATTGATACCAGAGGCGGCGCAGTACCAGACAAGAACAGGGATACTGCTTATGCAAGCCACATTGTTGCATGGCCCAGCACAACTGATCAGGGTGAATATACGTGGGATAAGGGCGGTGAAGCGATTCATCCGCCTGAGTGGGTGGTGTCTAAGCTTGGGGTATCGTGGGGAGGTGCTATTGGCCGTGGTAATGAAAATGTGGGCAAAGGTGATACCGAGCGCCAATATACCGAAATAGAACTAGCAGGGATTGTTAATGTAATCAACCCCGGAGAGTGCAGCTATGAACAGTGGCTCCAAGTTGGAATGGCAATTAGTACGCAGATGCCCGATAAGCGGGGATTGGAAATGTGGCACAGTTGGTCCCAACGAGGCAAGACACACGAACCCGACGAATGCCAAATTAGGTGGACCGGCTTTGATCCTGCAGGGCCGATTAGAGTTGGGACCCTTATTCATATTGCCAAACGATTCGGATTTGACCCGAAGACTCAAGACGCTGCAACAGCAGGGGACTTCGAAAATATCATTGATGAGCTTAACTCGTACTGTGCTATGACCCTGATAGGGGGCAAGCCGCGTGTGGCGTTTAGAGACCCATCTTCCGGCAGTATCAACCTTATGACCAAGGACGACTTCCTGTTCTGGTTCAGTAATCAAATGATAGTGACCAGCAACGCTGAGGGTAAGGTATTATACCAATCCAAAGCCCGGATTTGGTTGGCGGATGAACGACGCAACGTAGCCTCACGGGGCATTGGGTTCATGCCGGATGGCGAATTCATTAGTAATGGGTATATTAACTTATGGCGCGGCTGGAGTATACAACCAGAGGAAGGTAAATGGGACTTGTACGACAGGCACGTGCATGATATAATATGTGACGGGGACGATGCGCTGTACACTTTCGTCCTTGATTGGATAGCACAGATGATCCAGAACCCAATGGAGCTACCGGGCACGGCAATTGTAATGTCGGGGATCGAGGGCTGCGGCAAGGGAACATTAGCATATTTCATAGGACAGGCATTGGGCCAGCATTATGCGCACATCATTAACGCCCGCCACTTGACCGGCAACTTCAACTCCCATCTAATGGACAAGTTATTAGTGTTCGCAGATGAAGTAACATTCGGCGGCGATCGTCGGGTGGCAGGGACGCTTAAGGGCATTGTGACCGAGCGTGAAATGATCAGTGAGAAGAAAGGCTACGAGGCACACCCATATGAGAACAGGACACGCCTTATTGTTGCGAGTAATGAAGATTGGTTCATCCCCGCAGGACCTGAGTCCCGCAGATGGCTTGTACTTAGAGTTAGTGGAGACAGAGCAAACCAACGGGACTACTTCGATGCAATTTACGATCAGATGGAGGAAGGTGGTACTGCTGCAATGCTGTATGACCTTAGAAATCGTGAAATCACATCAAATTTAAAGGAAGCACCCAAGACCCACGCGCTAATGCAGCAACGCGCAATATATACGGTCACCGGGGACCCCATAGTAAGGTGGTGGGTGGAACAGGTCCAACTAGAGGCACTGCCCGTTCCGTCAATGTCCACCGTTGAGACAGTTGAGGACATAGAATCTTGGCCAGAGAAATGTGAGCGCAAGGCATTATACATGGCATTCAGTGAGTGGGCCGATGCCAAACGATACAATCCCAATCAGATCAAATCCGCCGGGTTCTTCTATAAGAAGATGCGGGAGTTCGGGTTGTCGGATACAAGAGAGACAGTAGGCAACTCACGCGGTTACGTGTGGAGCATACCGAGTTTGAGCAAGTGTAAGTTAATAGCTACAACCAAGACGGGTGAGGAATTCGATAATGACGATGAAAGTTGATTTGGTGGTCGACCTACAGTTTGGGTCTACTGGCAAGGGGTTATTGTGCGGGTATCTGGCAGAGAAGATACAATATGACGTGGTGGTCAATTGCAACATGCCGAATGCAGGTCATACTTATATAGATAGTAAGGGGATGAAGATGATATTCAAAGTCCTCCCCTCCGGATTGGTATCTCCCAATCTTAAACACCTTATGATCGGTCCGGGCGCGGTAATCAGTGAGACGCAGTTGGCGCTTGAAATACGGGCGGCACGGGCAGCTGGTTACGAAATCGAGAACAAGATACGCATACATCCCAATTGTACCATCCTGCGCCATGAACACACAATGATGGAACAGGAACTGTTCAAATCGATCGCCAGTACCGCGCAAGGGTCAGCCTGTGCAGTAATCGATAAAATGTCCAGGACCGCAGGCAATATGCCGGTGGCAGGCAAGATGATCGGTTTCATGTATGAGCAATCCGTAGTTACCCATGACCAGTGGGCCACTATCCTCGATGATGCGTCCCAGATCATGGTGGAGGGCGCACAGGGCCACTCCCTGTCCATCGACGGGCAGTTCTACCCCTATACCACGTCCCGGTCATGTGCACCGTCGTCGTTCTACACCGGAGCGGGTGTGCCAATGCAGTACCACCGCAATGTATATGGTACGGTTAGGACCTACCCAATCCGTGTCGGCAACACAAGTGAAGGCCACAGTGGTCCTTGCTACGACGACCAGAAGGAAATCCCGTGGTCCGATATCGGGCAGGAGCCGGAATTGACCACAGTCACCAAGCGCCAACGTCGGCTATTCACCTATTCACATGACCAGATCGCAGAAGCGTGTAAGGTGTGCCGACCAGATGCAATATTCCTGAATTTCGCCAATTACTGCGATCAAGTCACGTTACAGAGAATAACAGCTGATATATTGGCGATAGGCAGAAATCAGAACCTTTCCGGCCAGATAATCAGATGGCTTGGTAGAGGCCCAACATTCCATGACGTGGAGAGGATAGGCAATGCCCTCATGTAACACGGACTATTTGATAAGGCAGGTGGTTGATTGGGCTGATGAAGCCATTGGCAAGGATCGCCATCCCGACTCAACCTTCGCAAAGTTAATGATAGAGGAAATACCGGAGTTAGCCAATGCATACAACAAGAACGGGACCTTGGACCCTCAAGAAGTGGGTGACGTGTTCATCCTTCTTTTTGATCTGTGTTACATGTGCGGCGTTTGCCCCACCGATGCTGTTCTTTCTAAGCTTGCTGTTAACAGAGAAAGAAAATGGCAACGAAATCGATTAGGGCTGATGGAGCATATTGATGGAGATACATGACATACTTAGGGCGGCAGATGTTACGCGATGGCACATCGTCCGTACGATTAAGGATCAGTCTGTCGCAGAACATAGTTTCAATGTGTGCATGATTGCACGAGCTATAGCAAAAGAGGCGAATATTGCAGATGAAGATATCACAAAGGCTGCGCTTGCTCATGACCTCGATGAAGTACTGTTGGGTGATATACCTACGGTTATCAAGGAGCGAGTACGAGATGGAGGTGTTAACATCAACGATTTATATCAGAAGGTTACCGGACGGACGCTTACATCCAACATGCAGGATGTTCTCCGGGTCTCTGATCGACTTGAGGCGTATTGGTGGATTAAAACGAACGGTCTTGGAGAACATGCAAAACTAGTAGCACGGGACTGTTGCGTTCGGTACGAGAACACATTTACAGATGAAATAGACCAACAGGTGATGGTAGCAGCCCGCATAGTAGAGAGGAAGATATTCTGTGGAACTCATACACTCTGAAAATCAATGGCGCGGGATGTGGTTGTGGCGATTAGCTGATTGGCATTGGACTCCAATTGAGAACCACGTAGCCGACCCCGGAATCCCGGATATTAACGGATGCAAGGGAGGGAAGGAAGTTTGGATTGAACTAAAGATGGAACCCAAACTGCGTAGTACCCAATATGCCTGGATAAAGAAGCGCATCCAAGTAAGCGGGAAAGTTTGGATAGCATGGCTCGACCTGAACAGTAGCCAAATCTATTTAATATCAGGCGAAGCGGCAGTAAGGGCCAAATTACATAGGACCCAATCTAAAGGCGATTGGGCGTTCCACTGTTCGGTAGTAATGCCCTACGATCTTGATGGGGCTTTCTGGGTTAGGATAAAGGAGATATTAAATGAAACATAGTGAAGTATGCGAAGAATATAATGACAGTCAAGTAAGTTCGGAATTACCATTCAAATGCATGTGCCCGCCGGGATGGGGATGGAAAATTAAAAACGAAGAGCCGGACGTGGTGCAAGCTCTACGGCATAATAAGGGTAAACCCCAATTGACCTATGTGCTGTCCGCACCAGCGGCTTGTGTGCAAATAGCCACTGTGATGGAAGTGGGGAGGCAGAAGTATGAATTGGACAACTGGAAGAAGGGATTTGACAAGAAGGAAGGTTTGGACTCTGTTCTACGTCACATTATGGCTCACCTGAATGGGCACGTCTATGACCCCGAAACCGAGTTACGGCACCTGTCCTTGGCGTTGGCTGGGTTACTTATGTATGTGGATAATGAGGTATTAGACCGAAACCACGACTAAAAAAGACCGGGGGTATAAGCCCCCGGCCAAATCCCTAGGCGCGGGAGGAAGTTACTTTTTGAATGTGGTTGCTACTTTTTCAGCGGACCGACCGACTACATAACCGCCGACACCGACCATAACAATATCAAGTAGACCGTTGATACTGGATTCGGTGAGGTTAGGGGCAGTGAACCCAAACCAATACATACCAACTAAAAATGCAAACCATACCATCAACATCGGTCGCCAGTTACGTTGCAACCAGCCCCCGCTAGCCTCAGCAACGATAATGTCGCGTTGCGCCTCAATTAGTTTGGTGTCCAGATTCAACATGGCATTGTTGATTTCAGCCTTTAACGTCATAGCCAAGGTCTTATCTGGTACCGCTTTGTCAATAATGTTAAGGATGGGCGAAGCCACCATCTTAATCAAATCCAATGGATTCATACCGCGTACCCCTTATATCGTCGTGAATAGTGGTTTCCGTCTCGCCGTTTAAAGTCGCCGCCCCACACATTGTCAGGATGTAACGACTTCCAATATTTACCGAGTTCTACATGGTCACTTGATTCAGCCATATATTGGCCATCCCGGAAGAGATTCAAATCAGCCGCTAGTTTACGAAGGTGGTTGGAGTCTGCAATACCTTTACCCGAATCCACATTCCACTGTGCTTGCTCCTTCGACCGAAGGACTTCACCCATCCGGATAGCATACCCTTGGGCATACGCCCACAATATCAGCATAGCCAAATCGCGTGAAAATTCTTCTTGTGTCTCGCCTAATGTCATGGTTCTACACTATTAAATAGTTCAAGAGATAATTTATTCCGGCGATCGAGCCAGAATTCATATTGGGATTCCTCTGCTCTGGTCCAGCGGTCCCCCTTATCCTCTTTCATCAACGCCATCTCTTGGCATTTACCATCCGCTATGAGATACTGAACCGCAGCGTCGACTTGTGCAATTTCTGTCGATACTTTCTGAAGTTCGTCCTTATGAACAAGATCAGCAGACCAAGCTGTGACCATGTTGATTCCGCCTATAGTCAGTGCAGTAACCATTGTGACTGCTATAGTCCATAGCAACTTTTTAGCTTGTGTGTCCATTATATCTCCTTATAATTCTGGCTGCGGCATCGTGCCTGATGTTTCAGCGCCCTCTCTAGGCTGCTTGAACACGTACTCCGGAAATTTATTTACTAACATAGGGTCAATCGCATCGCTATTATATTTCTCTACAGCGAGTTCGTTTAACAGTTGACCTGCGCGTTCCATTTCAAACGGCAATTTAAGCTTAATGACTTTATTTTCATATAGCCGCTTACCGCTGCGCGTGTATTGATCAGTAGGCACCCGTACTGTTATTTCATCTTTGCCCGCTAAGTACTCATGCAAGAATGTTTGGCGTGTCATTTTATCGGCTGATTGTATAGTCTCAGATATGCGTTGTGCTGCCAATGAGTTTGGTCCATGAATTTGATCGTCACTGGTATAATTTGAATACTCACCGTCTATAAATCGATCCATGAACTCTTTACGGTTCTTGCCAATAGCTATCTTATAAGCAGTATATACCCAACCCTCATCATCCAACGCAGAAAGGTTCAAACTAACAGTAAGCCCATTGGGGGAAGGTAGTGATATTGTATGTCCCGGTTCGGGTATAGGAACCTGAGCATACAGTATGGCTGAAGTAGCTGGGTCTACTTTGGCCTCATTAACCTCAATCGGAACCAAAGAACGCCACAATGGGGTACCACCCTTGACTTGTACCGTACCATCCCATAGTATTTTAGGGGCTACATCTCTAGAGGTAAGGGGTAATGCATTCCACAACTGATTAGTCATACGTTGCCAAGCCATAGTCCCAAACGAACTCTCCGGATTCATGGCCGCAGTACGCACCACAGGATCTGTTGCTTCTCTTACGTCGCGTGTTACGTTGGGTATGACATAGGAACCGACACTGGCAGCTAATATAGAAGCACCGTACTTAAGGTTATTATCCTTAACCGCTGTTAAAAATTGTGATACTGTGTTAATTGACGATCTGTCAATCGCCATATCCGCAACTTCAAATATACCGGATGCAACAACACTAGTCATTTCCTCTGGATTTTCAGCATAAGAGAACGCATCAAGACCAGTGGCCATTATGTTAAGTGTCATAGCCCACGGGTCAACGCGATCTAACTTAACCCACGTATCGCCAATTCTAACGGAGTTATTGCGAATACCCAAGGCTTCACGGGTCCGATTCACGTCCCAAGATGGGTGACCTTCACCGGCTATCTTGCCATCCTCATATAGCATATCCACGTACGCCCACAGGCCAGCGGCGATAGTCAATCGGGTAATAGCATCAGCCCGTTCAGTTGGGGTACCCTTAGCTATAGCTTTATATGTTGGGCCACTTATTCCTGCATGTTGACCGGCGTAACCCATAATGTTCATAGGGGATCGCACAAATGGCATAAGGGTTTGGAAGAATATAGAAGAATTCTGTAGATTAGATAAAGAAGTAGCCAACCCAGCCCATAGGGAACCATAAACGTCCTCAGGGTTATTGGTAAACGTCATACGTTGGGCCTGTAAGTTAGCCGCGTTGACCATACCCTCACTTGGGTTATTAACCCAATAGTCCATCCGCTGGTTGAAGTCCCAATCATCAGGAACACGGAAACCCCGTCCATCAGTCGGCTGCGCTAATGTTCTAGCTTTAACCTCTGCTTGGCCGTACAAGTGCCCATTAAATGCCCATGTTTTAAATACAGCATCTGACGCTTCCAACAATCGAACCGGTGAAGTTATTACCTTACCGCCAAAATATTCCGGCACAGCATGGGGGTCATATCGCAAGCCTGCTTCAACGGACACCTTGCCGCCATAAGCTATGGGACTATCCGGTATTATGCCCCCTTCCATGATTATAGCAAACTTACTGAGCGCATCACCAGTTGACCCAAACATGCCCATAGTAGAGTTTTTCCACCCGGCCAAAGTCATTCGCTGGGCTTCCTCCTCAGGGGCTACCTTAAGTCTCATTGATGGTATCTTACGAATGCCCCTTCTAGCGTAAAATTCCATGTTGGTAACGGCTATTTTGCCTGCAGCAACAAATATTTGCTCATTGATAGCTACACCAAGGTTGCCTATATTGTTAGCTACATGCGTACGCCATGACTTCAACATGAAGTTGTAACGTATTGCCATCAATTCCTGGATGCTCTTTTGGAGCGTATCCTTACCGACACGATCACTGACTGACGCAGCTGAACCGTCACCCTCAGCCACTAATTTTACATGTTGCAATACCCCTCTATTGCCAGACATATCCCTAACATAGTTACGAATCATTTCAGCTGCATGCATTGGGTTCATGCCATCAACGTAACCTTGGAATTGACTAAATTGCCCCACAGGGCCAGTGGAAACACCGGATAGCAATGCCTCAGTAGCAGAAAACCGTGATCGCATAATGGTCCACATGACAATTTCATCAGGTGTGATATCGTTACGGGATTTAATGTCATTAGCAAATCGATGCATTTGCAGTGACTGATCCTCAAGCATGTTGAAGAGAATGCCAACTTCTGTATTAGACCAATAACGGCTGATGCCGCCTTTAACTGTTGAACCCCCTGCCTCAGTTGTTATACGTTTGCGCTTCTTGTGTAAGTAATTTTCCAGTGCTACACGCTCAACCTCATCCTCGGCTGAAATGTGGGGCATCCTATAGCCTTTAGTACGCTTGCGGGTTGCTATTTCCTTTGCTATCTTGCCCACAGCGGTCGACATTGACGACATAAAGAAATGTTTAGGATTAGTTGAATGATCAGGTGCAACTGGAACCCAACTAGTATCAGTTCTTGTACCGGGGCGATTCGACCTATTCCGGATTCTAGCTAAAATAGACATTGTGCGGGTCGGCATAGGTGTAGCTGTCGATTTATCCATAGCCATGCGATCGGCTTGCCTATCAACCTGTTTCGATTTGATATCAACCTGTTGGGCTATCTTTTCATCGGCATCAAGCTGTGCTCTCTGTTGTACCTGTTCAAGCGCACGTTGACTTTGTATTTGGTTTTTAGCATTGTCATACTGACGGTTCAACATCTTCTCATAAACAGTAGACTCATAATCAGGTGTGCGCCCGCGTTCCAAATACCAATCATCCGCCTCTTCAATAGCCTGTGCCCAAGCCGCCTCTTCTTCGTGAGGTTCCAATGGTACCTTGTCCTTAGGCACTTTCTCAGATAAGATACGGGCTTGGGCCTTAACTAGACGCTCTTGGTATTCCGGCGATCCGTAAGGAGGCTCTTGATCACGCATTACATAATAATCATCAACCTCGGCCACGGCTTTATTAATTGCCTCTGTATTACGGGTTACGGGCTTACGCCCCTTCACCGGTTTGGTAAGTGATCCAGCCCGTACTTTGGTAATAACGCCATCAACAGCGCGAACTTCAATCCAGCCATGACCCTTGCCAGCTACAGTAAAGATGCCCTCACGACCTTCAACACTGACCTTGGTGTCAGGCACTGTTAAATCGGTGCGACTCTCATCATTGGCAATCATATCCTCTGGGTCGACTTCCCGACGTGCGGGCAAGTGACTATTACGACCGCCACGCCCCTTCCATTTAGCGGCAGCCAATCCAAAGGCACCACCTAATGTCATGCCGAAGATTGCACCCGCAGCAGCACCGGTCGCACCCGTCGTCGCGACACGCCCATAGTCCATCTCGTCACGCGTCCCGGCACTCTTCTCTGCGCTCTGTCGCGTCGCTTCCACTCCGGCGGATACTAGGCCCCCCTCGGACGCGCCAGCGGCAGCGAGGCCACTCCCGGCCTGTATCAATCTCTTTGATCCCTCGGTCTTAATAGAATCCTTGAGCTTTGATTTGGCGAACTGAGTCATAACTTTACCGGCAGTCCATTTGCCGACACCCAACCCAATATATGTAGTAGGGTCCGCCGCAATGCCGCCAATCGCCCGCCAGAATGAATCACTATTCCACTCGGTCTGGTCATATATGTCAAGCATCTTAGTTAAGGCTTGTGCGTACTCAGTACCGTATTTTGCTGGGTTATATAGACCGAGTTTAATAGTGTTAGGTATATTCCAATTGAAATCAGACACCATATCTAATCCCATCTCTGATAATTCTTGGTCTGTACCGTCGAAATCTTCACCGTTATAGATTTTGAACATAGAACGGGCAGAATCCAACCATTCTGGGTTAGTTGTGAGGTCGGACTCTTGCATTAAAGTAGTATCTGCTTCTTCTACCCTTTTATCCTCTGTGGCTTCCCCTTTCAATTGGGCCAAAGTCTTAGCTTCATAGTCATTGGGCTGGGCATCGCCCTTTAGTTGCATAGCCTTATATTCTTCCTGCGCTTCGGGCACCATCAACAGTTCTGGGTTACTGGACCCGGCAAATACAGTAGCGGATTCGGTGGCACTTAAATTATCCCTTGCTCCGGTCGCAGTTTCCCATTCCTTTTGCTCGTCACTCTCAGGCATAATCTGGCTAGCTTGGCGCTTGTCTTTATCGTCGGCTACTTGTATCCGATAGGACTTAAAATCTTTCATCGGTCGCTCCCGTCCATCTTTAAGAATAGACTAAATTCTGTCGCAGGCTCAAGGCCCATTAGCACCTCAATAGGTACGCCTATTCCTTCTTCCATTATGTTCCATTGATAATCATCAAGCATAGCTTGGGCTTGAACATCAGTTAAGTTATTTTCATTAGCGAAAGTAGCCATTATCTGATATGACATTTCATGGTCACCCGCCTTTATAGCAGAAGCCAACGTGATAGGGCCAGCATAGGGGGTACCCAAATCTATAGCTATATCTTTTAACCCCGGCTGGTGCTGGTAAAACTGAGTTTCTTTAGGCACATATAACTTTGAAGTAAAAGCCACGAAAGTAGCAGGTAAGTAATTACCATCTTTATCCTTTAAGATGCCACCTACATTTGAGTATCTATCCTTATTCTTCTCAATGAACTCACGGGGATTAGCATCAGTACCCGCATCAGCCATGTAATCATCGAAATCACCTAAAAATCTATAAAATGCGCGGGATTGAGCCGTATTACCTACAATACCCGCTTCAACAATTGATGGGTCTGCGCCCACAGCAGCCGCCATTTGCCGCTTATAATTAGTGGCGACAGAGTTGGTAATAGTCTTATCGTATGTGGTCTGGTTAAAGGCCATGGCCGCATTATAGGTTTCATTGTCAATTATACCTTCGCCACGGAGTTGATATAATTGATTCTCAATCTGGACCTTCCGCATATCCGTGGTTGCTTCTTCAAGTATAGTACCATAGGAATTGCGAATTTTAGCTTCCAAGCTTTGTTGCATGGTCTTATCATTGCCGGGGCTACCGGCATTGGACCTCATAAGCGCACGAAGCTGTGTTACCTCTGGGCGGGCTATTTCATCATGTTGATATCGCCCTACAATGATATCATCAGTAAGTGTTCCTGCCACTGCCATGCCTTCAAGTTCAGTAAAGTTCGTGTTGTAACGTTCTTGGTCATATCCCTTAAGGATGCCCCGCTGTCTATTGATATCCCCTTGTACCTGTCGACGGGCTTCGACGCTGATTTCCGTATCCGAGGTTAATCGATCCTGTATTAAATCTAAATAAGATTCCTCAACTGACGTACCAATATCAGTGAAGTAATTATCCACATGTATCTGATCAACGCCCTGTATGAACATTTCACTGGCCCATACAGGGTCCAATCCGCGTTCCAATCCACGATTCAGTACTTCACTTAATTCAACAGGGTTGCCGGTCTTTATAGCCACTTCAACCGCAGACGTGGTAGAAGCTTGTAGCTCCTGACTAAGTTTCTTATATTGGACCTCAACCGCCTTAGCCGAACCGGGGTTTTGATATTGAGTCTCCAGTGTGCCACGGGCTTGCTCATAAGTATGCCGCCATCCATAGTCTTGATTGGTATACCGCCTAATAATTTCATCAGAAGCAGCCTTATGATAATTCGCTATGTATTTACCCGGAGCCACAACCCTGCCGGTACCTTCAATTTCATAAGTTTCGGATTCGTCGACTTCAATACCTTGAGCCTGGAGTTCAGACACCATGAAATACGGAGACTCAGCGATACGAACATCAAGCTGCTTTAGCTCGCCCCCGGCATCAGCCACAGTATTATTATACTGGATCTCTTTCTCCATTGCGGCGTTCTGAGCCGCAACCCTTACTAAAGTCGCTGCACCCTCTTTTGCTATCTCATTGACTCGATTATACTCGCCTCTCGTATCAAGGGGAGTTAAATTCGCGATTGGTAATGGAGGAAGTCTCATTACGCACCGCCCGCCATTCCGCCAATCGCGCCACCCACTTGTGCTCCCATAGGACCGCCAACAACGCCGCCAACAACTGTGCCAACTAATTTAAATACGCCAGCCTTAACAGCTTTTTTAGCTTCTTTCTTCATTTGCTCGGCGCGACGTAATTCAGCATCACGTATTGTAGCTGCCGCCAAAGTACCGCGCTGATTATATTGACGCTCGTAGCTTTGCCCGGTTCCGATATCGGTCCGAACATTTTCACCTGCGACCTGTGTCTTAATATCAGAAGAGGCTTGATCTACGGCGAATTTTTGTTGGCCGTAATTAAACAAAGCAGCAGCACGAATTTCCTTAGCCGTGTTCTTAGCAGCTTTGTAATTCTTAATATCAGCAAACCAATCAGTAGCAGCACTAGCAATTCCAGCACCCACTTGGCCAGCTTGACCGGGCGTAGGGCCTGATGCCGGTTTGCTGAAATAACCACCCCCCAAAGCTTGTGAGGGGCTTGCTCCACTGGAACGAGCCATGCCGTAACCATATTTCTGGCCAACACTGCTTGCTTGAACTTTCACTTAGGTTCTCCTAATGGAGGTGAGTCTTGCATTAGATGAATTTATTACATCAACATCACCTTGGCCAGCATTTAATGATACAGCATCAGGCAGTAGTGAATAATATTCTTTCCATAATTCAACTAACAATTTTTCATTCTCAGTTAACGTTATGCACATTTGAATTGCAAGATGTAAAACCCACAACTGATAAAATAGCGGATCACCGTGGTTAACGTTGAATACCTTATCAGCTGGATCCACTGTAACCATTGCATAAATATCCCACTTATCTTCATCCCGTAAAATGACCTGATTAGTACGTTGATTCCAATTAGTTATAGCATATTCGGGCTTACAAGATGGATTAGTAAACAATCGCTGTATGCGTATTACACGCCAATCATTCGTACGGATCCACCGCCCAGCTAAGTCCTCTTCCGTTTGACCAAGGGGATCTGCTACACCTGCATTCCATAAGGTAAACCAAGGTCTATCTGCAGAGTCCGAACTTCCTATTATATTCCATCTGGTGCGATATATTCGTGTGCCTGCACCATTATCTAAAAACTCATGTGTACCAAAGGAGTACCCAACAAGCGCAGTAATTGTAAGACTATAATCATCTATGATAGTCATGCCCCTTGCTGAGGGGTCATTAACATCAGTAAGGATCGAGTACATAAATACTTGGCTACCGTCCCTTGAGGGGGTTAAAATATAAGCCCCGATATATGATGTTCCTCCCGCATCAGGTGTGATAAAAAAAGTACCATCACCATACATTATAAACACTACACGATTGATAGTAACACCATCTGCTATTAAGGTTAATCCTGTATTGATTGCCGCTTCACCGTTAAAAACTACCCATAAAGTGTTACTATTGGTGAAACTATAAAATCTACAAACGTCCGGAACGTTAAAATTAATATTTGCTGGATTAGTCAATATTAAATCAAATGACACATTTAATGAATAACTATCTAAAATTGTTGGGATATCCGGGATATTAGGGAATGGCCCATTGAAACCTAATCTATCATCGACACCTAATGAGTAATAATATCTATCAGGCTCCCATCCCGCATCGAGTTGTGCTTGGGATAATACCATACCTTCATCAGGAAAGCTATAATATGTATTACCGTAACCTACATCCCAAACTTGTCGTGATGGAGGAGCATTTCTTTTCAATAAACGACGAATTTCCGTCGCAAACGTCCAATTGCGGGCACCCAACACAAATGCCCGACTTCCATTTAAAAATTTACGGGATTCTACGCCCGAAGCTGTAGTATCGGTATTATAATCAGTAACACCAGTTATACCAAGCCTGCCTAAAGCCATATTAGTAACATCAGTGTTATTGTTGATTGCGTCGGTATCGCTCATCGTCTGGAACTCCTCATAGTACCATACGCAGCGGTAATTTCACACGGCAATGGTTTTTCATGTGTTATATTCAATACACCGTCTGTATAACCGGACATAGGTATTGGATAGTCCCCTGTTAATATAGCATTAGGATCAACAATTGGAGCAGAATCGTCGTCTAATTGTTGATTTAAATTCATAGATTGACCATTAACCATTGGCATAGCGGATTTCGTTATCCTTAAGATGGCCTCACTAAACCTACGTTTATCTACTTGCGCTGTGCCTGATGGATTACTGCCCTCAGGCTTAAGCGTCTGAATTCGGCCAACGTAGCGAAGTCCGTATGTGCAAGTACCGGTATATGCTCTACTGAATACATAGTGCCGAGCAAACGGTGCAAGCAGATCAAATTGGGGAGATATGTCATATTCAACATATGTTTTCCCATCTTCATCAGCTATTACAAACGTTATTGGGTCCTCACCATAATTGATGCCACTTGAGACCGGTGTATAGAATCTGTCTTCGGCGGTAAGTGTACCTTGCCTGCTCATATCCAGGAATCTATCGCCATAGTGCGCTTCACTATAGAATTCAATGTATCGCACGTTGTTATTCCGGGTAACTAATACCCAAAATACTGTACCATTAACGTCGTCTACAGCTGCAACTGAGTGTATTTGATTTTGGTTATTAGTATTTATAGGCATTTCAAAATTATAGAAAGCTTTAACGTCCTGTTCCGGCAAGTAAGTACATGCCGCTAAAGCATCGCCAGCTTTAAATATTAATTGATAATTGGGTACAGCGCCCCAAGCCATCTCATTAATACCTGCGCCTAACACATCAGTGGATAAAATAGACAAATCTTCTACTAAATAACCGTATTGTTGGTCGCCCTTATCACTCATAACTCTAATGGCTTTGCCACCTTTTTGGATAAACAAAGTGCGGTTATCAATATTTATAGGCTGAACAGGCCATGACCCCCAGCCAGTATTATAATTAAAATCAAAATTTGCGAACGTCACAGGGCCATCTGAACTATCAAGTGTCACTTCATTGGAGGTATTACCAATGATCATCTTCCTGTTGGCTTTTAACCAAACAACCTTCCCTTTAAACCTAGTCTCCCAATACAAAGCATCCTCAGGTGCCGGAACGCCGGGAACAGTGAAATTAAAGAAATCACTCACAGCGGATCCGCTGATAGCTGAACCGTTATCTCTTCCCCCAGCCAAGTATAATCTTCCACCGTCAAATTCGCAAGCAGAAGGGTACGTACCGGGCAACCAGCCCGGTCCCGGTGGAGTCCAACTGCCGTTGGTGGATATAGCATCAAATGTCCAAGCAGTACCGTCAAATTCTAAATAATGAGTCTCTACATCCTGATGTGTGAATATCATCAATGCTTCTGATGGCTCAACATCATGCATCATTTCATCAATTTGGGTCTTATTCCAAGGTGATGGATATCTAGTTACAGAAGGACCCAGCCCTGTTACTGCGCGTAATTCAGGCTCATACGTCCATGACCGCCATTGTGAGCGTGAAACTATATTGCCCCCAATATCATATTCACCGTGCTCCCCAAGCAACGTTATTGCTATATAAATATCGCCAGCCGCAAGTGCTGGCATGATAGCAGTTGTAAACTCGTAAAATTCCTCTTGCCCAGTGACACAAGGAAAATCTTCTTGTAGTATGTCATTGGCGTTATAAGTAGTACCCACACGCACACGGAAAAAATGAGTAGGTTGAAGTTTAGCTACCACCGGTATGCCAGCTACAAGCGATTTACCGTCAAGGTATATCTCCGGACTATTAGGACCGGGATCATAGGCTATGCAGCCCTCATACCAATTTTTAAACGAAAATTCAAAATCTTTACCGCCATCCTCAATACGGATAGTATGTTTTAGCATTAAACTAAAAGTGTAATTTACATTGTCTGGGGCTGTGCCGGGACTAGAAAGACCACCATCCGCGCCAAATATTTCCATGCACGGGTAACACACTCTATTCAACGGGTCACGACGACCTAATAAATTTCCGTTACCATCGCTTATGAACGGAATAGGGTGGAATGGCCCACCCTCAGCGAACGTTAAAAGAAAAGTCGACTGATACCAAAAACTGATATCTGCGCCAAAACTGACACCGGGATCGAGATTTTGCCAAGACGCAGGACCCACACGGTTAAATCGAAATATTCCCGCAGCCCCGTTATTAGTAATCTTAGTAAACGCCGGTACGTCCCAAATACTGCCCTCAACCTGCCAACCAGTATTATCCGGGTCCTGAAAACTAGGATCAGTTAAAAGGTTAAGTGATGTATTTGCATCCACGGATTCTATTACGTCACCGTTTCGTTTCCACAATCCTATCCAAGTCTCGCCCACCTCAATGCAAAAATTACCAAATGACGTGTTAAATGCGAAAAGACGAGGGGTTGCTTCTACTAAAGTATTGTTCCAAGGGTTGCCAGCATTAACCATGCCTGAGCGAAACCTAGCCGACCCCTGCGGGGTGGGTATGAAGTTTACCATCTCGTTAACGGACTTATCGTATATGTCCGTTTGAACATTACCCTGCACACTATTGGATATTCTTCCACCAAGAAAACTGGTCTGAATTGGGAACATTACAGACATATCAACTCCAAGACCCGGTTCCTATTATCGGGAAAGTAAGTCCGGTTACTAGATCCATTACTGGGCTGACCCCTTCGTTAACTGGGATATCATGCACAAGATAAGTTCCCTCATATACCCTAACATTTTTAATCACGCCTTTCCATCGATTAGCAATAACCCCGTTAGTTGCCCATGCTCCAATAATAAAATCTTCAGGTGCGCCAAAGGCTCCTCGATTAGGAAGGCTTGTTGGTGGAATAATTGAATTAACTCTTACATTTGGATTCCCTGCTGCGGCAGGCCAATCGAACCGGTTAAAGTATTCAACATCTAGTGCTCTGCCCACTGGAACCACATCGTTAATGCCTCCAATTACTGGGAAGAAACAGCGTAAATTGCCACCTAAAAACTGCTGCCATTGGAAACCAAAATTAGGTCCAAAGCCGGGACCGAATGTCCCCACTGCACATTGCGCGGCAGTAGCATCTGTTTGTTTACTATCCCATTCTATAATAGTAGCTATCGCGCTACTGGGCTGGTAATCGGTTACGCGGATAGAACTGTAAGGATTTTCAGATGTGTATTCTTTAGGCTCAGGAGTAACTACCGACGCTAAACCAGCTTGGAAAATAGGACCTATCAAAGCAGCAGCAGTTTCATTCCAATGTGACCCTCCCATTGGGAATTTATATCCGGGAAGCATCTTCTTATCACCGGGGGGTGAACCGATATCATTTAGTAGTCCTGCAACATCAACCACAGTCCATGTTAACGGACCTGCTACGAGGTTTATCCAAGCATTCAAAGCGTCAATCAACGTCTCAACAGCAACTTGGTTAGTATTCCAAGGAGCCGCAGGGGGATTGTTCCAGTTGTCATCATACGCATCACCGAGATAGTGTAGAGTAGGAATAACCAGAGCCACTCCCGCATTGACACATAACTTAGATATATCAAGAAGGTCTTCTTTCATTTTAGATAGACATTGGGTAGTGTCTAACGAACTGGGACCAAGATATTGATATATATCATTCCCTCCCCACGTTATAGCTATAGCCTTACACCCAGTGGCAATATCGCCGGGGATACGATCGATAAGAGGAGCAGCTGCCCCCGGTTTAGTAAGTCTAGAATTACCTAATGCATTGTTCTGTATAGGGGCAGGAATAGTGAAGTTTGGCCACTGGGTGGTAAGCAAAGTAATAGGGAAAGAAGAATTGCTATCCCCGTCAGCAACATAAGATACGCCAGCTGGCGGACCAAAAACACCATCAAAAGTGTCCCAAAAATAAAACCACATATCAGGCAATGCACCAGCAGGAACACCTACATCAATTAATGCTGCGTATAATGCATCATTAAGAGTGCCGGTTTTGCCTAACGTGCCGACTAGAAAAGCCCGTTTAGCATCTGATACTATACCTGTAGACGACCCACTTAAATCACGCCAATATTCTAGCAACATATCAGGAACAGCGCCAGTATAACCATGCACTGATACTAACTTTTCGAACATTAAATCATTTATATGCACGATCTAAACTCCGTTCGAATTAATTAAATTTTGCACTTTCCAAAAATACTTCAGTTAATTGCGTTATCGTTTCATCAATAAAATGAGTGGCCCGATTACGACCCCCATTAGCTGATACAAAATTTCTACCGACGATAATAGCAATGTCGGTAACAGCTATTGATAAATTATCCTCATCAATTATAACCGTTTCACGGGCTGCGTTGATGTAATGGCCGCGAACTATCCAATCAACAGCATTATCTTTCTGGCCCCACCCGGAAATTATTGCATTCCTTAGTAGCCTAATAGTACCTACACATGATTGAACTTTATGAGGCTCAACACTAGCACCTATATAAAGCTTTATAGTAGTAGCACCTACATTAGTATTGTTCTGAGTCACAACTTGGTTTTTAACCCAAGTGCGGAACATGTACCTGCCCCAAGGGGGAACAATTTTAAAAGAGGTTAATGGCATGGCTTAATTATAGTGTGAAGCTTCATTGAACACATTGATCAACTGATTCATCGTTTCATCAAGAAAATGAGTCGAATTCACGCGGCCATTGGCAATGCTGAGAAAACCAAACGACACTAAAAAAGCAATAGTATCGTCGTCAAAGGCCGAGGTATCAGTAGCTACAACAATGTTGGCATTACTCGCATCACGCCAATGACCACTAATGATAAGATTTTGACCGTCAACATGTTGAGGCCACTCTGTAAGAACCATGCTCTGTAATTTTCGCATAGTACCTACACACGTTTGAGGGCGTAATGGTGCTGCGTTTGGCCCTGTATTAGCGCCCATGTAAAGTTTCAGGGTATTAAGGACCGGGGTTGGGGAAATTGAGATAACAGCATCTTTCTTGCCACCATTCCTTAGTAAAGTGCGGCCCCAAGGGGCGAAAAATTTTGTTGCCATGGCTCAATCCTCAATATAACCGATCAGGTTAGTCAGTGTCCCAATTGTTAGGGTCGTCGCTTTCAGGTTCGTTATCGTCAGATTCTTCTTCTGCAGTTTCTGGCGCAACATAATCGTCATGGGGTTCAAGTTTGCCAATCTTGATGTAATGATCGATCCAATACTCGACCGATTTCTGTTCGACACGCGCATGATGCGAAATAGCAGCTGCACCATTACCTTCGGCATACAACTTGCGTATTTTCATCAATCCTCTGGTGTTAGGGGCTGATCTTTTTAACATTGTTATTCTCCGAAAAAAGAAGGCCCCACAATTGGGGCCTTCCTATGTTGCTACGGATTAAACCGTATCAGACAACTGCATCCAAACGAGATGCTTGTCCTCGATACGAATGGCACCGAACGTTGCCATGCAGTAGATTACCCACAAGAAGCTGCGAGTTGGGTCTTCTGCAATCTTGGCAGTGATATCCCGATTGACCTGCAGACCAATAGCCTTACGAGTCATGCAGAAGCAATCGATTTGATTAGCACCGGGAATGTTGAGGCGGGTGGAAACTACCCATGAATAACCCATCCAGGATTCAACGTAGCCCTTGCTCGTGAGAGGTCGGAGTGCGTTGTAGTCGCCAGAAGTGGCCTCAGTCAGTTGCAGAAGCTTGCGCGCCTGCTTAGGACCGATAACCATCAACTTGTTTTCATCAGGATCGATATCGTTATCCATGTACTTTTCAGTTACCTCAGTGATGAGGTCAAAGGAAAGCGGGGAGGCATAACCGGGCTGGATGACCTGTTGCATATCATCAGTCGGGTTCTGGGCAGGATCCAAGTTCGACGTTCCATCAGGAAAGTCAATCGTGGTACCATCTTCACGACGTGAAGGACCAGTGGCCGCAATGATAATAGCATCATCAAACGCACGTTTCAACGCCGCACCTTGGGTCATAGCGATGTTGCTCTGGGGATTGATAACCATCTGAACAACATCTTCTTGTTCAACGGTATCGGCAACATCCCACGTGTCGTTTTGAGTCTGACGACGACCCCAAACGCTGTCGTCCAGCGGGGTTGTAGCACGGGCACCGGCTTTCGGGTTGGCATCAACCGTATTCATCGTTTCCCAGTTATGGGCTTCTGAATTGACGGACTTTTCCATCACCCAAGGGCGAAGCCGCGAGACACCTTGCTGGGCAAGATGCCTAACGGAATTTTCATACGTCTTGACGTAGACGTTACTGATTGTAATAGACACGTTTTTCTCCAAAGAAAAAGTTAGTTAAGAACCTTCGCCTTGAAGCTACCCGTATTCTAAGACGGACCCCTATGCTTGTGACCTCTTACGGACGTTTCCGCTACCCGTATCGTCACCTCGTAGAGAGAGTATACCACATCCGGGTATTGTCTGTCAACCCCCGGATCCGAGAGAGGCTGTCATATACTCTTGAAACACCTTTTTAGCGTTCTCATGCCCCGGCATCTGGGGGTTCCAGTATGGGTGCTGACTATTCGCGTTGATTTCAGCGATCTTGATATCCGCTTCGGCGGGTGATATGCCCGTTTTGCTTTCATCCTTCTTACCCAACTGAGTACCCTCACCACCGAGAGAATCCGTAATCTTGGAGAACCACTTTACTAGCGATGTATCCAGATTGTTTTCCTGGAACGCTTTCGCTATGTGCGGAGGCGCTTCCATAATTTTGAGAAGAGCGGATACTTCAGCCGCCTTATCCTCGTAGGCCAATCCCCACTCTTTCTTGAGTTCAAGGATATTGGATCTCTGCGCCAGTTGGTTAGCCTCTGTCTCAGATTTCGTGCTTTCGTTCATCGTCTTGACGAAGCCATCAAACTGATTCTGGGTTAGACTGTTATCGAAAGCCACCTTGGCTAGATATTCATCAGGTTCCATCCCATCAGGGAATTTGTAGCCCTTATCTGACGAAGGCCGACCCATCCGCGTAAGGATTTCGTTTACGGAGTTCGGATCCGTAAAATCGGGGGTAGGTATAAGGCCTGGAACCTTCGAGCTTAATTTAGCGTGAAATTCTGCCAAATCTTCTGCACCAGCATCATCACCGGGAATGCGAATGCTATTACCCATATACTGAGCAGCGCCAGCAATTCCAGCCACAACTTCATCCATTGATTTGGCTTCTTTGAAGAATGGTGCATCGCGTAATTGCTCCGGGATTGATTGTTTCCACTCGTTGCCTTCGCCGCCACCTTCACCTTCTTCCATCTTTCTTTTATAATGATTTTTAGTCCACACGATCGTACTCCAATAGTTTTTCTACATATTCAATTACATCACGCTGCGCGACCTTGGCACGTAACACGCCATCGGGCAACTCCATCACTTGCTCTGCGTCTAGGTAAAATTCTTCCTTGAGCATATGCAACACCCTCTTTCCAGAGGGAGTATCAAACACTGCCCTAAATAGGTCAGCTTTTCTGCGTAGAAGCTGCTTAGCCTCTATTTCCGATTGGGACGACATTACCTTCCTCCTGATTGGCGGCAGCCATTTCCTGCTCGCCCTTGCCTAGTTCTTGAAGCGCTTCACCCTTAGCGGCGGCTTGCGCGGTTGCTTGTGCTTCTGCTCTAGCGGCAGCTTTCTTACGCATCGACTTAAGGTCTTCGACCATGGCTGCATCAACCGAGGAATCAGCAGCTGTAATGCGACCAAACTCCTCAACATTGATTATGTCCAGCACAGGTTCCAACGAGGGATGCAGGGCAGCAATCTCAGCCAATTGACCCACCCACTGGAATGCTGCGTTAACCTTATCCATACGTTGCGCACGCGCCATGGGGCCAGTGTATACGATATCAAGGTCCAAATTACCATCGCCAGTGTAAGCCTCTTCCGGTATAGGATCAATCTCACCATTCCTATATAGGATGTAGAACGTGCGTTCCACCATACGATCAAGGAAATCGGATTTGAGCCTACCGAACGTTGGGCCTAGCAGCCGTTGCATTAACTCATAACGCACGTTGACTTCGGTTGCGGTCATTGCCGGGGATTCTTTCATTTCAAGCTGGTCGACGTAGAAGATGTTACGGATCGAGGATATCAAATTCTCTCTCTGCAACGACGATACATCAAATCTAGCCCTTGACTCGTACGCTTTCAACGATTTCTCGATATCGCGCACAATAGTCATACCTGCCGGGTTAAGGTCGAGGTTGGACATTAGCCCCCGCTCCGTAACCAGTGTTGCCGGATCGACCACTTTCTCGGTAGCCGTAAGTACCAACTCTGTCAACTGATTGATGGTAAGGATATCCGGCAATGCGATCATACCTGGACTATTACCGTACTTCGATTGATTCGTCTTGCGCCAGCGTGGCACGTAAGAGGGCATTTCATAGTAACCACCCTCTTCACCAAGCATCTCCTCAGGGGCGTTGTAAAGAACGTACTTGAACCCGAACGGACGCTGCTTTGCTGATAAACGTTTGGGCGAATTCTTATTTTTTAACTTGTTCTGGCGCGGATAGATGCAAAATATAACATCTATCTTTTCCGTCGCGCCACGGACCGTATCAAACTGCTCCGACACGACAAGCGGAATGTTCTTAACGCCGAACTTGTCCCGGATTTGGTGAGCGGTATACTTATACTTACGATAGAACCGGAGGACCTGACCACGGGCATCCTCTTCAAACAAACCTTCTTTAAGGGGGACCGATTGGAACAGAAGCTCTTTAAATGAACCGCGTTCCAGAACTTCCTCCTCAAGGATTATGCCCGTACCATACGAGGGTAGATCTAGGTATAACTCATTGGCTTCAAGGTCAAAGTTGGAATCCATCAGCGCATTGTATACACGCAGTGTGGTTTCCTGCGACCACTGCCGGACCCGTGCCATCTTACGCAACGACGGATTCCGGAAGACGATATCGAACCATTGGTACGCCGGATTCGTCAGCGCGGAATGGATGGACGAAGCCAACAAATTGTTGGAATTAGGGGCTGTGGAATCGAAAATTTCGCGATTCTGATGCCAATTAATACTGTTCTCATTTGTAACTTCCCGCCAGAAGTCTCCACGGAACGGCACAATCAGTTTTGAAATAACGTCCCAAGTTCCCATCACGGCAGTTTGAGCTGACCATAGGGCATCATACGCGTGCTTAATTTCAATTCCTTTCATCGTCCTGCCCTCATTACTCGTGGATTTTGGTCGTTAATAAGATGATTATTCCCAACACTGCGCACAGCGCGAAACCGTGTATTAGAAATGCCAGAAGTCGGCCTATCGTAATCCCATGCGGTGGAAAGATACCTAACCATATCTGCCGGATGCGACGACCAATCATGTACAGGTTTGTCTCTAAATAAATTAAGCCTTTCATCGAATTCCCTTCTATAGGAGTATAACCCGTCTAGCATTCGTTCTACCAACGGTCTGTTGAAGTAACCTACCCTCAGCATGCGCCTTACTTGTTCAATTCCGTCCTGTACGAACAGCTTCTCTACTACGTCAAAGTTGAAATCCAACCCCTGGGCTATTTCGATACGTGTCATTCCGGAGCCGTATTCATGCTGTTCCAAATCATGCGGCCCATAATGGTAATCATAATCGTACGGGAGCGATCGGACTTCTCTAATCCAATCAATGAGGGATTTGTTTCGTCCCTCCATATAATCGATAAAAATTGGCGCTCCTGATTCGTGGCGCTGCGTAAACCCAATGCAGTTTTTGTCACGGAAACCAATGTCCCACGCCGTTTGAACTGTCTTTGCAGGGTTATGCGGAAAATCTCCAATACGTCCTTCCTTTTCAGCTAACGCA